CTGTAAAATTTTCTTTAACTCCTGAAGCAATTGCATCACCAATATCTTTTCTCATTTGTGAATAATCAGAAGCAAATTTTTGACTGTCAGGAATATTTTTTAAATCAAAATCAATAGTTTCTTCGTCACCCATTCCTATTCCTGTAAATGGAAGTGCTGTTGCTGCCGCTAATCCCCCAATTGATGTTGGCATCATAGACCCTGCACCTTTTGTTAAACCCAATTTACCTAAAATTCCTTGTGTTGATGGAGTGTATACTCCCATACCCGGCATATTATATCCTGCAGTTCTGGTAGCAGGTGATCCAAATAAAAATGGTTTAGCTTTAGAAAAAAAACCTGCTCCAAATCCTCCATCAGGAGTTCCAAATCCTTTAGTTCCAGGAAGACCAAAGTTATGTAATCCATAAGCCGCAGCCGCAGTTAATGCAGCTTTGCCTAAATCACTTTTAGCTGCTTTTTTAAATGGTCTTGTAATTGATCTAACTAAACTTCCTAATCCATATCCAGCTCTTCCACCTTTAGCCATACCTGACATAATTTCTTGAACAAATTGTTCAAAAGAAACTGGCTCTTGTCCTTGTTCTTTCATAGTATCAACATACTTTTCATACTCTTTTATTAACATAGGGTCAGACATTGCCATTTCCATAGGTGCTTTGGGTCCTTCGTTTCCTCTATATTTAATTGAAGGTGCGCCTGTCTGTAATTCTTCTGAAATTTGTATGTCTGTTATTGCCATATTTTTGCCTAATTTTAATCGGTTTATTATATTACTTTGTTTTTGAAAAAAGATCAAGGTTTGGCATCAAAACATGTACATCTCTTCTAATGTCTGATTCGGGAATTCCCTGAGCCTTCCAATCTTCCTCCGTTTTATAAATTACTCCACTGTGCTTGTTTTTAATGGTTGTTGTCACCTTTGCAGGTGTTACAACTGGTATCTCTTTACCATTTACTATTGTTGTTTTCATTATGTTGTTATCTCCTTCTTAATGTTTAGGTAGCTAATAGCTACATCAAACGACCCTGTATTACTTGACTGAACTGTCAAAGTAGTACCTCCTTCTACTACCATTGGAACTGTTAATAATTCAGTAGTAGTATCAGCTGTTAACGCTGCTGATTTAATGGCTGTTATTGAGTTGTTTAATACTGTGACTGTAGGTGTTGTAGCAGATGTTACTTTAATAGATTTAATTATATATGTCTCAGTGGCTAAAGGATTTTGAACACTACCTGTTGTACCAAACATAGTAAGTGCAGCTCCACTTGTGTCATTATCTACTCCATAAAATTTATATTGATTTACTACTGCCATTATTCCATAAAGAAGCTTCTAGCTTCTATCTCCTGTTTTAAATCTTCTTGAAAAGTAGTGTTTAATTTTTCTAAGACAGCGTCTAAATCTCTTACTAAAGATTGAGCTACATCTTGTCTGTAGTTTTCACTAGCTCTTGTTAATGTTTGTACTATTTTTGCCATAAACTTGCTAAACCTCCCATGTTATAAAGAGTTTGTTCTTCATTATCATCGTCATCGTAAATGTTTTTCATCATTGGAGAAGCACCTAAAATTAGTCCAAAAGGTCCTGTCATAGTTTTAAAAGCTCCAAATACACTTGGGTTTTTAACAAAATTTAGTAAGTTAATTGCACTCATACCTTTGTCTATATTTTGTAATACTCCAGAAGATCTATCACCCCTTGGTGTTACTACTGATGTCATTCCAGATAAATCGGGACTTTTCATTCCAGCATGAATATTAAGTGCAGCCGTTTCATCTTTTCCACTAAAATCACGACCATGTGATTCCGCTCCTAATCCTCTTGCTTGTGCTTCACCAGGAGACATTCCATAAGCTAAAGGCACTCTCATTATCCCACCATCAGCCATGTACATTTGACCAACGTCTCCTTGACGATATAAATCTGCTTGTTTCATTACTTCTGTAATACCACCTAGTCTATCTTGCATGGCAGTTTTTCTAGCATCTTCCACTGTGTATTCAGATGGAATAGATTGACCACCTGAGTAGTATCCTATTCTTCCACCATAAGCTTTTTTAATTTTACTTCCATAAGTTTCAGTCCAGTCTTTTGCTATCTCTGGTTCATTAGCAAATAAATATCTTCTTTGTTTTTCTGATTTAAATGGCATTAACGTCTTCCTCCTGAATGTACATCTAACCTAAAAGTGCCTAATTTCCAATTAGAATCTACAGCTGTATTTGCTATCTTAACTGCAACAGCTCTGCCTCTAGCTCTACAAGATTGATATTGAGTAGAAGATGTAATAGTAAATGGTCCTAATGTTGAACTAGCGGCTGTGTCATTTGGAAAATTTCTAAGGTTTAATGTAACAATTGTATTACCAGCTTGAGTTATAAAGTCAGGTAAAAACCTACTAACTCTCATTACAAATTCTCCATCTCCTCTAAAAGTAATTCCTTGTCTTTGATCTTGAGTAATATCAAAATCTCCTGAAGTAATATTAGCTGGAATGGCAGCTGTTGTTCCAATTTTAATTTGATTAACTCCTGTCTCATGTTCATAGTAATATGTAACACCATCAGTATTACCTTTTACATCAAAAGATGTATCAGTATCAGCATCATAATATGTTGCATGTGGTAAACCAAAGATAGCTGAATCAATCCACGCTGTTCGTGGCCATAAAGAATTAGCGTTTGTATACCAAATAGGTCTGTTAATTGTAGAATCTAAATAACTATAAAATACACATCTATTGTTTACATTTGAATCAGATGTTGGATAAAACCACATTACTTCACCAAACAAGTTATTTAATCCACAATAAATCATTTGATTAGAAGTTTTATTTAAATCATCATAAACATAGTCTTCAACTAAACAATCTAAAGATTCTAGTTTACCAGTAAATCTAAAGAAGCCATTTTCAGACATCCAGTAAGCAGCACCATCAACTTCAACAGCTGCATTTTTTCCAATCAAACCACAGTTAGTTCCTACTTGTTCAAACGCAAAGGTAAAAGGTTGACCTACAAAACGCATGGTAAATAATGAGGTATCTGTCCATACGTATATTGTATTTCTACCAAGTCTAGCTCCCATGATCCGTGATCCGGCAGCCAGTCTTTGCGTACCAGCGGTATTGGTTGCTGTTGGTGTCCAAGTACTTAATGTTTCTTGAGACGAGAATCTTATAAACATATCATCTTGTGTATCGGTATCACCAATAGTTGTTTCTGTTCCAAATAAAACTAAGTGACGATCAGGTGTTGACACAATCATATCTCTAGATGCAGTTGGTGCTCCTGAAACAATGGTTGCTCGTGTTGCGGTAGCATTGGATGCATCTGCATCCCATTCAAATACGGATCCATTAACTATTAATGCAACTAAAGTACTTCCTAAATTATCTAATGACCATAAACCGGGTTCAGCAACTTTATCAGTTGATGCTGCTGCTTGACCCCAAGCCGCATAATCACTGGTATTAGTGACTGTTGCACCATCAGAGTGAGCAGCTCTAGTTGTTCCTCTAACTGCTCTTGTAATTCCAGTTAAAGTTGTGCTTCCAGAAACTCCAGTATAAGAAATTTCTTCTGTGCCAACTTGAATATAGTTTGTACCTGTAGTTGGAAATCCTGTAACAGAGTCTAAAACAATACTTGTTCCTGATCCACCAGTTCCATAAGCATCGTCTCCTAAAGCTCCATCTAAAGTATTAGTTTGAGGGTTAGTAACTGTACCACCCCATTGAGATATACCAAAACCATATACTCCAACCTGTTCAGCTGGACCCACATGGTAATATCTATAATAAGTAATTCCGCCTGATTCGCTAGCACCCGATCCTGATTCTGTAGATTCTGCTTCAATTGTAAGTGTAGTTGTAGTGGGTACAGAAGTAACCATAAATTTTTTATCACAAAAATCAGATGCGCCAAAATTTGAATTAGTAATAGCACTAAATGTAGAGGAATCTCCAAATAGAATAATGTCTCCTGCTACAAAGTTATGTGCTGATGAAAAAGTTAAAGTAACGGTTGCATCACCATTAGTGGTACTGAATGCATTTGTAATAGCCGTGCCTGATGGATTAGTTAGAGGATGAATATCATAATAAACTCCTCCAGAATAAACATATAAAATTCTATTGGTGCCTAAAACAGCATATTTAATACCTTCTTTATTCACCATATGATGAATAGCACGTGTTGGACCTGTTAGTTTTTTATCTCCTAATGATTTCCAACCACCTACTTTTTCAGGTGTGCCATATCTAAAACGAACATTTTCTCCTTCTGTCCATTGAGCTTCTGCTCCTGTAGGAGTAATTTGTTTATTAAATCCAGGTAAAAATCCTATCTTTTGTAGCATAGGTCTTCTGTTATATTATAGTTCAATAAAAGTGTAAACTGATATAAGTTTATGCAGCTTCCCAAGCTGAGGTTGAAGGATTCCAAACAAAATTTTCTACAGTATCGTCATCTATTACTGATGTTCCTATCCATCTTACGTTATCTTCGTCCCAGTGTGGAAGTATCTCTTTTCCTGTGCTTCCTGTACCAGCAGATGGTGTTGCTACAGGCACTTCCCAATTATCATCAGCATTCAATATCCATGATGCATAGGGTTGTGGATCAATAAATTTATCTTTTGACGAATCATACACATGTCCTATACCAGCATATTGTTTTCTAAAACTATTGCTGTAAGAAGTTTGTTTCCAAACACCACCTAATTTAGTAGAGCACCATGTTTCACCATCAACATGCATGTCATTTTCACCTAAAGGACCAGCGGCTGTCTCTATATCATTTCCAACAACAATGACTCTTTTGACAACTAAGTGTGTATCTGATGTAAATCCTGTTGGATCTGTTTTTGATTCTAATTCTGCAAAGTGTGCCATATTTCTCCTAAAACATTAGTAATAGTTTTTTAAATTAAAAAGTCAATATTTATTTAATTTTAAACCCTTTAAAAAAAGTAGGTAGTCCTAAAAAAGGACGTTTATCAAACTGATTTTCTTTAGCATTTTTTGTTCCTGCTTTATTATAATGAAGAAAAACTTGACCACAATTATCTCCGGTAAATTCTTCTCTCCAATGTTCCAAATCACATCCTGAATATATAAGCATATCTCCAGGATCAAGATCAACTCTAATGCCAGCTTGACCTTCTTTTCCTGTAGGGTCTAAATAGATAGGCCAAGAATCTCCACCTAAATTTAATGTAGTAGATATCTCACATGAGTACCTATCTTTATGTCTATGAAGAACATCCCCTTTTTTATAAATCCTTGCATAAGAATAAGTTTCACTTAATTTTAATTTAGTATGTTTTTCCATTGCAGGTTTTACTCTTTGTAATAAAGTTTCCATTACTAAATCTCCATAGTGAGAGTACGTGTTAGGGACTTGGTGATCATTCCATACTCCAAAATATTCTGTAAAAGGAGAAATATATTTATAATCAAATAAAACTCTAGCAACTTTCCTTTTGTTTAAAAAGTAAACATAAGCAAAATTTGCTAACTCTTTACCTATCGCTCCTTTTAATATTGAATATTTATTTTTTTTAAATGACATGTTTTCCTCCTTAAAAATAATTAAAGTTTATTACTATTCTATTATTAAAATTTGTAGAATTAGTTCCATAATGTTTTTGATTTGAATTAAATAAAACCATTCTATTACTTTTACTTTCAACTTTTTTATCACCTATCATTGTATAACCATTATTATCATTTATATAATATAAAGCCACCTTACATTTAAAAGTTTGATCTACGTGTTCTTCATATTTAACCATCTTATTACTTATAGGATTTAAATTAGCTTTTATTCTAATTAAAGCATTAGGTTTTAATTTTGTAATTAAAGGATTAATGTTATTAAAATAATTAGAGTTAGAACTATAGTTTCCATAAAATATATGTACAAATTGATAATCAAACAATTTACTTTTTTCTGTAACACAACCACTTTGAAAAAACCAAGGAAAAGATTGAGACTCCATTAAATTTTTTAAAATAAGATGATCATCTACAGATAAATAATTATCAATTGTTTTAAACATTTTGTTTTGGTAATGCTTGTATGTTCCAATGTATAAACCTAAAAGGTTCATATCCCATATCTACAGAATACATATGGGGCATAAAAGATGGAAAGAACATCATTGTTCCAGGTTTAACACTATAGTTAATTTGATTACTTGCATAAGTTATTTTATTAACGTCTTTTTCAGGTAAAAGATTCATCATATTTCCTGGACGTGGATCTTGAAATATAGGTCTAGACGTTGCATCACTTGCTTTTAAAAAATAAAAACCAGATATGTGTCCATTCCAATGTGTATGTAAAGTGTGGTGACCACCACCATCTTTAGCAAATTCTTGTACCCACATTTCAGATACAAACATTTTATAATTTCTTAAATCAAAACCCATTTCATCTAAAAGGTTATATGATGTTGCCGAAACATAGTCTCGTAGTTCTTTAAAATTAGGGTCTATTAAAGGAGTAGAATGAAAAACATGTCCCATATCTCCTTTATTTCCGTATTCTTTATTTCTTTTATCTATGCTTTTTTTTAAATTTTTTTTAGCTTGTTTAATGTATTTGTCTGATGCTTTATTTAATTTTTTTACAAATTTAGGTTCGTGTGCAAACCACATAGGACATTTAAAATGTTCTTCTAAAAATAACTGTTTTGGAAAAGTCATTATTTATAAGGCGCTCCTAAATTCCATACTACTAAACTATATCTTGATCCTTTTTTAACAGGGCATACTCTATGCCAAACAAATCCAGGAAACACTACCAGAGATCCTTTAGGTAAAATTTCTTTACATTTACGTATATTGCGTTTTTTATCAGGATCTTGGTTTCTAAAATCAAATTCTAATTCACCACCTGTATAGTCTTTACCCCCCTCTGATAAAGAAACTGTTACAGATAGTTTTCTTATTTTACCTTTTGTTGCTCCCTCTTGATAAGGTTGATCCCAACTATCACAATGCCAATCATAATATTGGTTTTTATTATATTTTGTAAATTGACAAGATTCAGAATAATCCCATTGAAAATTCCATCCTGCGTTTAAATTTGCTTGATGAACATAGGGTTGAATTTCTTTATATATCCACCTATCATTCATCCAAACAATATCTGAATCTCTTTTTGATTTTAAATCTTTAATTTGTTTTTTATTTAATTTTTTTGTATCTCCAAAACCACCCGTTGTAGCCATTCTATCTTGTAAAGATTTTCCGTAACGCACAATATCATCACATATACGTTTAGGAACTGCTGATTTAAAATACCAATAATAATTTGTAAGATTCATATGTCTTTATACATATGTTTTATCTTAATTAAAACAAAGAGTAAAGAGAAAATTAATTATGAAATAGTTAAACAACCAGTAACTGTAAAAGTAGCTAACTTACAACCTGCTGGGTGAGTAGATGTAGTATTTGTTCCAGGTGTTACTGTTAAAGTTTTATCTGCAGGTGCTCTAATTATTACAATACCTGGTCCACCGTTTCCACCATCCGCTGCGCTTGGACTATAGCTTCCAGGTTTACTTCCGCCACCGCCGCCACCGCCGCCAGTGTTAGTACCACCAGCTACTCCTGGTCCACCTGTGTTTGGTCCGGTTCCGCCGCCGCCACCGCCGCCGCCAGATCCGCCGCATCCACCTTCGGGTCCACCGCATCCACCTGCGTTGTGTGATCCTCCACCACCGCCGCCGCCAGCGTAAGTAGTACAAGAATTATTAATATTGTTTGGTACACCGTTTCCACCATTTCCACCGGCATTTCTTTGTGGTCCAGGATTTGATTGTCCAGCAGCACCCATACCACCACCGCCAGCTGCGCCGGGTTGGTCAGCATGAGGTGTTAAACTTTGAGCTGCACCATCATTTCCTTGTGGAGGAGTTACAGGAGGATTATTTCCTTCTCCACCTGATGTTGGTCCAATTGGACATGTAGGGGCAGGTGTACCACCACCAGCTCCACCACCACCAGATCCTCCGGGTTGACCGCAATTTTTTGATGGTGTACCACCACCGCCACCGCCGCCACCTTCAGAAGTTATTCCAAAAGGGGAAGGGGCTGCAAAACTTGAATTAACACCATCTGTACCAGTTTTTGATGGAGGGCTACCACCTGCGCCACCTCCTCCAACTACAATTGGATAAGTACCGCAATTTTTTCCTGGTCCTATAGAAGATCCTCTAAGAGGTGCAGGTCCATAACCAGAAGCTCTATAACCTCCAGCTCCGGCTCCACCGCCGCCTCCACTAAGTCCAGAACGTCCTCCGCCACCGCCGCCAGCTACAACTAAATAATCAAAAGTAAATGGAGGTACAACTGTACCGCCACCCATTCCTAATATTTGGTAGCCAAAACTTTTAGTTTTTGGTCGTGTGTTATTTTTTTTATTTTTACTTATTTTTAAAGATTCGTCTTTAATATTTCTCATACTATACTCCTATTAAACGTCGTTAGCAGCATCCGTAGTGAAGTATAATTTAATCCCTAGCAATCTTGCATCAGCTGTTTGATCGTCTGCAGATACGTCTCTAAATATATTAAAGAAACATTCATCGCCTGCTGCTGGAGAACCACCTATTGTTACGGCTCCACTTTCTGCGTTAACCATTAAATCGTTTGCTGTACCAGAAGCCGCTAAAGCAGTGTTAGGAACTGCTGTTCCCATAGCAACATCTAAAGTATCATCGCTAGATACAGCTACTCCTTGAAGTGCAAAGCATACTGTACCAGTATTAGTTCCTGTGCAAGACCAGAAACTTTGAAAAGTTACTGTTCCTTCATTCCAAGATTTTGGAAAAGCTACCGCAAATTGTGCATATTCATCTGAAGATGCATCAAAAGGTAAAGCTTTAACTTCAGGTCTTTGTGCTGTTAATTCTGTTTGAGCTAATGAACCACATCCATTTGATGTAGCAGGATACATTGCAACCGCAGGAATCCATATAGTTTCTTTTCCTGCAATCTTAACTGCAGCAACTGTTCCACCACCGTCTTCGGCTTGAATAACTCCAGTTCCTTTTGTTTTAAATTGTATACCTATATTTGAATCATCTCCTGTTGCACTAATAATAGGGCTATTACCAGTAGCTGCATTAGCTAATGTAATTTCATTAACTGCAGAACTTGTCGCTGTTAAAAGAGCTAATTCAAGCCCATTAGTATCTAAAATAGAAGTTCCTATTTTAGGAGATGTTAAAGTTTTGTTTGTTAAAGTTTGAGTACCAGTAGTAGTAACAAATCCTAAATCAACAATGTTTGGATTAGATCCTGATCCTGTACCATAAACTATTTTAGAAGATGTATCACCACCTGTAAATGCAACACTAGATCCTGTACCACTAACATATTTAAATGTAACAGCTTGAGATCCTGTTGTAGAATTTTTAAGAACATACATTTGTTGTACGTCAATAGGTATAGTTACGTTTCTTGAACCTGTAAGTGCTCCTGTTAAATCAATTACTCTATGAGCAAGAGTTGCTCCTGTTGAGCCGTCTGATACTGAAAGAGTTGTATCTCCTGAATCAGATACCGCTTGAGTAGTATAACCACCAGCGAATTGCTCGATAATTTCTAAGTTTGTATTGGTTTTTGTTCCCCATGTACCGGCATTTTCACCGGTTGCCATTTTTTCAACACCTAAAGGTGTGTATGTTGAAGCCATAATTTATCTCCTGCTTAATTCGTTATTTTTAATTTGTTTTATATACAATGTCAACATTATATATTTATTATGGTGGTGTAACTTTACTCCAACTACCCCCTTGTGTAGCTGTTCTTTTGCTCCAACTACCACCTTGTGTTGGAGTTACTTTTTTCCATGCTATTGGACCAGCAACCTGTCCTACACTAATTGTAGCAGAAACACCAGTTAATCCCATAGTCATTTCTGTTGGTGAAATAGAGCCAATTCCAGAAGTTGCTGCTTGACCAGATAATCCTACAGTCATATCAGCTAGCGTAATAGCACCCACTGCAGAAGTTGCACCCACACCAGTTATATTAAATATTTGTGCATCACTAACTGTTATAGATCCTACAGAAACAGTTGACGAAACTCCCGTTAATCCCATTACATCAGCTGGTGTAATAGCACCTACTGAAGCTGTTGCTCCAATTCCGCTTAATGGAACTACAATTGCAGTGTCAACAGAACCAACGCTTGCAGTTGCTGAAACTCCTGACAATGCACCTGCTGGTCCAAATTCTAATCCTGGAGTACCTACAGATGAAGTAGCACTTTGACCACTTAATCCAACAGCCATTTCAGTTGTAGAAAGAGATCCAACTGCTGTTGTTCCTACTCCGCTAGATGAAACATCAACAACAACTGTCATTGCTGATTCACCCCAGTTCTCAGCACCCCAAGTGTCTCTACCCCAACCTTGTTCGTTAAATGCTGAAACTTCTCCTATAGAAGAAGTTAATCCTAATCCTGTTATATTTACTACTGGGTTATCACTATCTCCCCAAGGTTCTTCACCCCACTCAGATCTACCCCAACCTTGATTTACTGAACCAACAGCATCACCTACTGAGATAGTGGCTGAAAGACCAGTTAGAGTTATTGTATTTGCACCATTCCAACCTTCTTCACCCCATCCATCAGAACCCCATCCTTGTTCATTAAATGCAGATAATTCTCCGATAGAAGAAGTTAAACCTAAACCAGTTAAAGATGCATCAACTTCGTTTTGATTACCCCATTGATTATCACCCCATGAACGCATTCCATAAGAAGCAGCTGTTGGAGTATTTACTTGACCTCCCGACTCATTAGCAGGAGATGAATCAAAATAATAAAGAGGATCGGGTGCAGCTGGATATTCTCCACCGTCTGCTACTTGAATTTGAAGATAAGCACCAGAATTTCCGGGTGTTCCTGAAGTATCAACTCCTGTTGTATAAATAGTACCACCTGCATGTGTCCCACCATTTGTTGTTGAAAATCTAAAATTTCTGTTTTCGTTAGAACTATCAGAAAGGTCAAATTTATATAGACCACCTTCTGCTATATTTATGGTTGGTTGTTGAACACTATCAATAAAATAATTACCACCACTGACCGTGACGGTGAATGTTCTTACGTAGGCCATAAGGACTTACCTCCTTATGCTATACGAATTATCGCTGTAGTTGCTGCTGCTGCTGGAAATTGAACTGTGAAAGTTCCGCTTGATACAGTTTTATCACCACCAAATGCTACTGCACAAACTGCTGCGTCTGTAGAATGTGAATCATTAAAAATCAAACATCCATTAGCTGTGAAAGAAGCTGATGTCCAAGAGACATCTGCAAAATCACAAACTGCAGTTGATGAATCTAATGTTGGTGTAACACTTGTTAAAGCTTTTCCTTTAGCTGAATAAGCAGTTCCCGAAGTATTTGTTATTTCGTTAGTACTTGCGTAAGCTGTAGTAGATGCTCCTAAAGTTGCAGAGCTAGTGTATAAAGCTAAGTTAAAAGTGTTTCCAGTTGAAGCTGTAAAATTGTGTTCTGCTTCTAAAATTTCTTGTTTAAAGCTATTACAAATTGCTGATGTTATTGCCATAGTTATCTCCTAATTACTGATTCGCAGATTCAATTGGTATACGGACAGTGCCATCTGTATAATCATCTCTTCTACGTCTCCCAATTTGCACACTTGCAAATTTTTCTAGTTCTTGTTTATATTTATTTTCATATAATGTCAACATATCCATTGGACCTTTTAAAAATCCATACGCCTCTACCAGACAAGCATATAATAATAATTGAGGGTAATTCACACTAATATAATTAGTAACATTCCCTGTTTCCAAAGTATCTGGAGTGACATTTCCATGAATATTTATTAAATAATTAGCGTCAGGAGTGGGTGCCATTATTATATTCCCTGAATTAGTTGATCCATCTCCAGTCGCTCCTCCAAACATTGCATAATATTTAGGTAATCCAGTCACATCTTGACCAGTTTGAGATCCTTCAGGACCTGTTAATTTTCCCACATATTCATTTATAAAAGTTCTATCTCTTTTTTGAAGCCAAGTACTTTGAACTGTTCTACTAGATGTAGAATTAAAAACTTGAACTCCTCTTACAAAAAGCATTCCAGTAGGTACTCTAACAGTATTAACATCTGCTGCTAAAGTTCCTTCATACTCAACTCTATCAGAATCAACTGGTACATCACCACTTATTCTATGTTGAGCATTTAAAATAAAATTTTCTAAAATAGCTGTAGTAAATACAGTATCGTCTACCTCTGTGTAGCTCCTGATCATTGTAACTAATGTGGTGTAACTAATTCCAGCCATAATTAATAATACCTATCATTAACGGGTCCAATTGTACAATTAAAACCGCCCCCTGTGTCAGTGCTTGTTGCGTTAGAAACTAATTGTACTGTTAATGAATTATATTGAGTTTCTGTTTGTGGTGGACTTACAGGTTCATAACTTGTTCCAACCGCTGTTGCTAAATAAGAACCAAATACACTAGCTCCAGTAACATGTGAACTAGCTGTTGTGCTTGGTGGTGTCTCTCCTCTATATGGTGCCGCTGTGCCTCTTGTTAAACCAGATAAAACATTTGTTCCTGTATTATTTCCTGTGTATTGAATTACTTCATTTTGATATTTTCCAACAAGAAGGGGATTGCTTGTATCACTTTCTGTTAATACTTTTTCAATCATAATATATCCTGAACTTGGAAAAGCAGATGAATCTGCTAATGTTAATGAAGTAACTGAATCAGAAATTGCTCCATTCAATGTAGTTGTTAATTCTAAAGTTGCAACTGCAACTCCACCTACCGGTTGTTTAACATCTCTTAAAGTTACATGAGTTGTGCCATCATTAAAACCATTACTTGGAAATGAAATACTTAAAGTTTTTGAAGCTGCTGTAGTTGTAAGAGGATTATTTGGTAAAAAATCTTCTGTTGCAAATTCTGTTCTTGCAGGTTTAGCATGCTGTAAAGCTTGTGCATCTGCACCATGCGGTCTTGGATCTATTTGTGGTTGCTTAGGTTCGTATTCAGAATTGTGTACCCATGCACCATTCCATTCTTGAACCATTTCTCTATAGGGAAATGCTGCACCAGAACGGTCTGAAATCATTAAAGCATTTCTACCTTTAGAAAATTTTCCCATTATTTTTTACCTTTACGTGTTTCTTTTAATTGAGTTGCTTTTATGTCTCTATATCTTTGAGTACGTCCTATTCTTGAATGAATATTAATATCATCTGACCCAATTTTTCCTTTAACTCCCGGAACTTTTTTTCCATGTCTAATTCGAGTATCTACTTTTTTTTGTAATTGTTTATCAGAACTTTTTCCTGGAAACTTTTTAGATTTTTTAAAAAGCGCTTTTCTAATAACTCCCATTCCTCTAGTTAATAATGTCATTATATATTTGGATAATAAGTTTTCGGTGTAATGTACGTACTCGCTGCTGATCCATCCTCCGCTAAAGCTCTTGCTAATTCATCTTCATATAATAATTTCATTTCTTGTGTTCTTTGTGGTGCATATTTTTGAGATAAATAAAATGCTAAACCAGCTACCATACAAGGTATAAATCTATAAGGAGCATCTACTGCGTTTGTATAAGCTCCAACGTCTTGAAGTCTTGCTACATAGTAAATGCTAATATAATTATCTGCTGCTGTAGAATTAGCAGTTGGATAAATTGTAATTGTAGTACGATCCACGAATCTTTGGACCCAGAATTGACTTGGTGTGCTTTTAGTTAATTTATTTGAAAGAGCTGCATAAGTGTCTCTTGCAATTTTAGTCATTGGTAAATCTGTTTGAGTAGTAGTATTATAATTAGTTCTATAAGAAGCTGTCATAATATCAGCTATTCCATAAATACCATTTGATGGTGCTGTAGTGGAACTTGTGCCATCTGCACTATCTCTGTAAAAAGAATATTCAGTAGTGCCTTCAGTTAAATCAATATTAGTTTGAGCTATTTCCCAAAAATGAATTCCTCTATTTCCCCATTCTTGAAATAAAATGTTTAAAGATCTTCTTGCACTATGAATCTGATGTCCTGCTGATCCTACTAAGCCGATTCGCTCGTAAGCTTCGGAAATTATATCATCGATTGCAAGAGTCTTACCAAATGTGTAAGAGCCTGATGTTGTATTTGCCATCTATACTCCTATCCATAGAATATAGTAACTTTAGCTACGCCACTTAAAGTTGCATATCCACTTGTTCCGCAATAAAGTCCGTCACCTGGAATTGGAATGTATTGAGCTACATTTTCTCCTGCATTAGCAGCAGCGCCTTTAGGTGTATCAAAAACAGCAATTGAAGTTCCTGATGAACCACCATCTTTAATAGTAATAGTTCCTGCAGTGCTATCAGCTACGTAGTATATTCCTAAAATTCTACAAGGTCCTGCAAAAATTGCAAAAGAAGCAGTTCCATTAGTAGCTTTTACGGTGCTTATATATGTTCCCATATTTTTCTCCTTAATCGTGAGCTCCCGAAGGAGCTCACATTATTTTATTTACCTATTAACTCCAAGCAGCTGCGCCTGTGTCAAACGTAGGTCCTGTTGCTAAATCATAAGCAAAATTCCAAATGCCTTTTTCAAAACAAGTGAAATACAAATAAGTACCATGAGTTATACTATTTGTAGCTGCATTAGCAGGTGTGTACGTCAAAATAGTTTCACTCGCTGCAGACGTATCTATAGTTGAAGCAGCACCAGCAGTTCTACTCTCTACTTTTGATCCTGTTCTATAAACATCACTACCAGCGCAAGTAAACTTAAGTGTGTTTACTCCACCAGCTGTTTCATCTGATTGATAATGAACTACTACAGTTCCAACTGTTGCTGCCGGTAATGTTACCGCTTGAGCAGCAGCTCCTGTAAAGTTGTTAACCGTGATAACATTAGCTGTGTAAGTTAATGTTGCCGCAGTTGCTACTACTGTTGCAGTTAAACTAGTTAAATCTGGTTTCATTCCTAAAAACCTAGATGTTATAGTTCCTGTGCTAGCAGCTTTATTGATCTGTTGAAATCCTTTTTCGGACCTAACTGGACCATTAAACGATGTGTTTGCCATAATATTCCTCCTAGAATATCTTAAATGTAGTCCCTAGGGAAGTCGACTATACGCGTCTACATTTAATAATTGTTATTAATTGTATAGTGATTATTTTATATATTAGATTTTAATAGAGCGCAAGAGGGTGTGTAAGAAATATACGATTTCAGCGATGTGGCGTTTATTTAAGTAGCCACAGAAACTTGGGCAGCAGCATTTTCAATTGCGTTTTGTCTATCAGCAATTTTATTTTCCTCGAGTTTGATCTCAGTGATGACTTCTCTAATTTTATCATCAATTCTGACCATATCCAGAGTATATCTACCTTCTTGCTCATACTCCAGTTGCCACCTCAACTCCAAGGACCTTTTTTGTTTGTACAGGTCGTGTACCATCGATAACCTCCTCATAGGTTATTCTATTTACCTTGGGATCATTCATTTCTCCAAGATACTCCCATTTTATACTCTTATCTCCCAGTTTGTCAACTATTGAATCTTCAATAGATTCAACAGTATCTTCCGCTAATACTTCAAATTGAGCGTAGTATTTATATGCATTGATTTTAACTAGGAATTTCTTCATTTTCTCACCGTATTTTGAAAATGTGGCGGAACTGTGTTCCGCCACATAATTAGTTTAGATTACGCACCTTCAACGCCGTAGATACCTCTATAGTCAGATACGCCAAAAACGTATCTTTCTCTAGCTTTGTATCTAACGTTACCAGTA